CCTGCAGGTATGGAAGATATTCCACAGCCTGTAAAAACAGCTTTTGGTAAGGATAAAGCCGAAAGTAAGAATGAAAGCGATCCATCTGAAATGGATGCTTCAGCATTAGAGCGACTACCACAGCCCACTGGTTATCGCATGCTTATCATTCCTTACTACCCAAGTGAAAAAACGAAGGGCGGATTATACGTTCCAGACCAAGTTCGTGACCGTGAAGCGTTTGCAACTGTCGCAGCTTACGTTGTTAAGCTGGGTCCAGATGCTTACCAAGATCAGCAAAAATTCCCAACAGGTCCATGGTGTTCTCAAAAAGATTGGGTACTTATAGGAAGATATGCTGGAAATCGGTTTAAAGTTGATGGTTTAGAGGTAAGAATCATAAACGATGACAACATTATCGCAACAATTCTTGACCCAACAGACATTTCATATGTATAATGCAGGCAAAGGAGACAGGCGCCATGAATGCTGAAGCTCAAGAGCAAGAGTTTGAAGAAACAACATCAGTAGAGTTGGATGACGACTCTGATGAAGTTGTTGAGGTTGCTTCTGATGATGACAATAATCAAGCTGGTCAAGATGATGAACTGGATCAGTACAGTGAGAATGTTCAAAAGCGCATTCGCAAGCTAACTGCTGCTCGTCGTCAGGCTGAAGAAGAAGCTGCTGCTGCAGTTCAGTACATTCAGCAAGTCCAAGCTCAAAACGAAGAATACAAAAAGCGTCTATCCACAGTTAACACTGGATATATGTCTGAGTACGAAGGTCGTATCTCTTCTCAAGAGGCTCAAGCTAAACGTGCTTTGGCAGAAGCATATGAAGCTGGAGACTATGATAAGGTAGCAGATGCGCAGTCAGCGATTGCACAAATTGCTATTGAGAAAGAACGTCTTCGTGTTCAAAAAACGCGCTCACAAACCCAAGCTGCACAGGCGCAAGCCCAACCGCAGCAACAACAATATCAACCACAGCCACGCCAACAACAGCGTGATCCAAAGCTAGAGTCATGGCTTGGTAAAAACCAGTGGTTTGGTCAAGATAAAGTTATGACAGGTGTCGCTCGTACAATTCACGAAACACTTGTCGCTGAAGAGGGCTTTGACCCAACTTCAGACGAATATTATGCAGAAATCGACAAGCGTATGCGTCGAGAAATGCCTCAAAAGTTTCAGGGTGATAAGAAGAACGTCCAGTCTGTCACACCTGCTGGGAGCGGTAATCGTTCCTTAAAAAGCGGACGGAAAAAGCAAGTGGAGCTTAATCCCGGTCAAGTACGCTTGGCTGAAAGATTAGGAGTGCCCTTGGATAAATATGCTGCTCAAGTAGCTAAACTTGAAAATCGGAGAGACTGATATGGCTGACCGTACTTCACGCGACACACAAACGCGGGAGCGCCAAGAGCGCAAAGTTTGGAGACCCGGCTCGGCTTTAGAAGCACCGGAAGCCCCTTTGGGGTATAAACATCGTTGGATTCGTGAATCCGTGATGGAGTATGACGACAAAACTAACGTCCATAAGCGGCGGCAAGAAGGATACGACCTCGTTCGTGCAGAGGAATATCCCGAATACTCAGGTCCAGTTGTAGACGAGGGGCGCAACGCAGGCATCATTGGTGTCGGCGGTTTGGTTCTTGCTCGAATCCCCGTCGAGTTGGCAGATCAACGTAATCAACACTACCAAGGTGTTACACAAAACCAAATGGAAGCTGTTGATCGCGATTGGATGCGCGAAAATAACCCCGCGATGCCGAAAATGGCACCGCAGCGTAAAACCTCTGTGAGTTTCGGCTCACGACCTAAATCTGATGGAGAATAAGGATGTCTAACTACGACGCACCTTTTGGCCTTCGTCCGTCACGTACAAGCATTAGCTCTCAGCAGCAAAACCGTTATCGCATTGCTTCAGGTTATGCGACTGCAATCTTCCAAGGTGATCTTGTGAAAGTTGTAACTGGTGGCGGCATTGAGCGTGTAACAGCTTCCCCCGGCACTGACCTAATTCTAGGCGTGTTCAATGGCTGTAACTATACGGACCCGACGACAGGCAAGCCAACATGGTCAGCATATTACCCCGGTGGTGTTGCTGCTTCGGATATCATTGCAGATGTGATCGACGATCCAAATGCAACGTTTGAAGTGCAAGCAGATGCCGCTTTCCCAGTAGCTGACTTGATGGGCAACTTTAATATTGTTGCTACAGCGGGTGATACCACTTCTGGTATATCTCGTGTCGAAATTGGTGTTTCAACGGGCGCAACAACAGCGACTCTACCGTTGAAAGCTATCGACATTTCTCAAGACCCTGAGAATAGCGATGTTTCGTCGGCAAACACTAACGTGATTGTCAAAATCAATAACCACCTGTTCAGTGCTGGCACTGCAGGTCTGGCATAAGGAGAGGAGTGATTCATGGCTATTTCACGTTCACAACTCGTTAAAGAACTAGAGCCGGGCCTTAATGCTTTGTTCGGAATGGAATATGACCGCTATGAAAATCAGCATGCGGAAATCTACGAAACAGAAGCATCAGATCGTGCTTTTGAGGAAGAGGTCATGCTGGTCGGATTCGGAAATGCTCCGACTAAGAACGAAGGTTCTGGTGTCCAGTTTGATAACGCAAATGAAGCATACACTGCTCGTTATACACACGAGACAGTTGCGCTTGCATTCGCACTAACAGAAGAAGCTGTTGAAGACAACCTGTATGACCGCCTTGGTGCGCGTTATACTCGTGCGTTGGCTCGTTCTATGGCTCACACAAAGCAAGTTAAAGCTGCTGCAACATTGAACAATGCGTTCGATAGCAACTTTACTGGCGGTGACGGCAAAGAACTTTGTGCAACTGACCACCCACTAGCTGGTGGTGGTACGTTCCGCAACGAACCTTCAACTGCTGCTGACCTCAACGAAACATCACTTGAGAATGCTCTTATCGACATCTCAACATTCGTTGACGAACGCAACATGATCATTGCTCTACGCGGCACTAAGTTGATCATTCCACCACAACTGCAATTCGTTGCAGATCGTTTGTTGGAATCAACTCTACGTGTTGGCACAGCAGACAATGACATTAACGCGATTCGCAACATGGGTATGCTTCCAGAGGGTTACACTGTTAACCACTTCTTGACAGACCCAGATGCGTTCTTCATCAAGACTGACGCGCCTAACGGCTTCAAGCATTTTGAGCGTTCACCAATGCGCACAAACATGGAAGCTGACTTCGACACAGGCAACATGCGCTTTAAGGCTCGTGAGCGTTATAGCTTCGGCTATTCTGACCCACGCGCAGTATTCGGTTCTCCGGGCGCATAATTTGTGGTACAATGAGGGTGTCCTCTCATTTGGACACACCTCCCTGTTGGACTGGGGCTACTACGGTAGCCCCTTTCTTTTTTCAGCACATGTGCTATTCTGCGTACATCCCTGACAGTCGCATGGTGCGGCTGACACTAGCCACGACAGGAGATTCACATGGCTCGTTCAACGTTTTCAGGACCAGTAGCGTCCACAAACGGTTTTGCGCTAAAAAGAGTTGTTGACAATGCAACTCTAAACACAGGCGCAGCCGTAACAACAACATTAACTCGTGATCAATCAGGCACTATCTTTAATATTGATGGAACTGACGATATTGTTGTTAATCTTCCAGCTCTTAACACAGAAAATGTAGGCGTAGTTTACGAATTTTTCGTAACGACTGCGGTTGCGGCTGGCAAAACAGTAACCTTTGTTCTTCCCGGTGCTGGTGTGTCAAACTTCTTCGGCGCTCTTTCCTTAATGGGCGGCACGGCGGCAAACGCTGCGTCTGATGTTGCAGGAGACACATTAACACTACCTGCCACTACAGCAGTAAATGGTCGTGTATTGATTACTTGTGTATCTGATGATGGCACAAACTCAACATGGAAAGCAGAAACTCTGTCAACGCCTATCGCTACGATTGCATAATAGGAGACTAACATGGCAGGTCCAGTAAAGGCATATAACTTCACGCAAGGTGACTCTGCGGCTGTTGTTGGTGACTCACGTTCACGCATTCGTCAGATTGTAATTTACGCGGCTGCGGCTGGCGC